AGATTCACCATTCATATAAAGATTTCCATTGAAATCTCCAGCGATATTGATGCTTTCTGATAAGAATTGTTGAAAAGATTTCATTTTAGTTACAGTTCCAACGACGGAGGGCTTTGTTGATTCTTGAGTCTGGATCTCTTGCTTTTCTTGCTGAAGTAAGTTTAGACTTCATACCTTTCATACGACGACAAAAGTTAGCACGACGATCTGCTCTTTTTCCTTTTGGATTCTTTTCGGTTACTGCCGTTTGAAGTTTTGAACCTGGATTCTCACTACGATAAGCATCTACTGCTTTTTGACTTAAACCATCAGTCTTATCTTGACGATTGACTTTTTGCCAATCCTCTTCAAGTTCTTTTCTCCAATCCGAATAAGATTCTTTAACACAATTTGGAACCAATTTCTTACCCTTCTTTTTCATTCCAACTTGTTTATAACCAACCCAACACGCTTCTTCCACATCGTGTTCACCACTTTCCAAATAATCTGCTGCCGTATCAATATAATCTGCCGCTTTTGTAATTTTGGATTGAACCCACGCTTCAATATTACCTTCACCTTTCATTTTTTTCTTTAATCTCTTTGCCGCAGCAATGATTGTAGAAAGTTCTGAACGAGCCATTGAATACTCGTGATCTCTAACTTTTTTTTCTTCACAATATTCTACGGATTCTTTTCTTGCTTTACGTTTTGCAAATTCATAATATGATTCTCCTGGTTTTAAACGTTTACTATAATCTGGTTTTGTTTGTGCTGAAGTATCTTGACCCCGATCTTCACGAGACCTCATTTTATTTCCTACACCACTGATACGACGATCTTTTTCTGGATCTGGGTGCCAAAAATCACCTTCTTGAATATGATGTTCTTCATTAGCAGGATGAACAGTTGCGATATTATATTTCATTTGATTTGTTGAAAGCATTACTGGTTGTGAATACATTGACCAATATGCTGGACCCATCTTACATTCTTGCTGCATCTCATTTTTCTTACAAGCAGGGCAATATCTAACCATCTCAACTGCTTCAGATTTTGTTCCCCAATTAGCAGCACCAACTTTGCGGCATTTTACAAGTGCTCCAGAAGCATAAGCACTTGGCCAAACACTATATCTTGATTTTACTTTATTGTAACAGGCATCTTTTTTTCCACTACCTTTACCTGGTTTGTCTTTGACTTCTTGTAAATCCATTTCTTCTGTTCTTACATTTGTTGGTTTGGCACCACTAGTTTTTTCTGGTTGATTTGGGTCTTGTCTATTTTTTCTTCTTCTCGCCTTTTCCTCTTCTTCATCAGATAAATTTGCTGCCATTTTAGAACTTCCGCATTTTGGTGTAGAGGTTTGTCCTGGTTGACGAGCACAAGGTTTACCTGCCCATTTACCACCTAATTGAACCCATCCCGATTTTCCATCAGATGATTTAGATTTTCCAAACCAATCACGAAGTCCTTCATCTCCAGATTTAGTTTCTTCATATGCCATTCCAACTCTGGTGTGCTTTAATTCACCCTTTTGTTTGGCAATTAATTTTTTTGAAGCAACACGTGCCCCTTCTGGGGCACTCTGAACATTCTCATCTGGAATTTTTTTCTTCGGGTTATCGTAAACATCTACATCACCATCAGCATCTCTATCAACATATTGTTTTGTGGAATGATGAACCAACTGTTTAAGATCAAGATTCGGATCAAGTTGATGTTGAGACTTTGATAAATGTTTTGTTTTATGTGTAAACTTTGTAAAAGTTATTTGATCCTTTGCCTCAGAAAATGGAGACTTTGATTCGGTCTCTTGTCCTGCTGCTCTTTTTTTACGAGCAGAACAATGAGCCTTTTGTGAAAATCCTTGTGGACTATCACAATCTATTGATCTCTTGTATTCTTTAGACCAGCTCATCAAAAAACTCTACTACTCTTTATTATTTAGAAAACCTTGTTTCAGTAATTTTGATAATTCGGCAGTTGATCCAACAAATAGAGCATTATTGGTAACATTATTTGTTGTCTTTACAGTGTCTTCTTCTACCTCTTTTAATTTTTTCTGTAAGTCTATAAGTTTGTCTGTGACATCTCCAACAGACTTAATTAATTGACCAGCAACTTCATATGCTCTTGGACTACCCCCCTCTCCAGCGAGTTCCATAATTCCATTGATTGCCTCTTGTCCTTTTTCAATCAAAGAATACAAATTGGCACGAGTATACTCATAGTCTTTTTTAATGTCATTATTAGATTCCTTAACATTTAAAGATATATCCGTATCAGGTTCAATCGCAACAATGTTACTCTCAACATTGAGTGCTTGATCAATCTTTTCAAACTTATTTGTCATGATTTCACCAGACTATTAAATATCTATATTCCTTGATGGACTATAATCTCTGGAATCTATGAATGAATACCTATTTTCATTAAATCCAAAATCATCATCAATGTCAACCAGGTTATTATCTGCTGGAGTTAAGACATCAATAGATGTATTTTCTAGATGAGTTGTAACAGTGCTTCCATCATATCCTCTCTTAACAGTAATAGTTGTCCCGTCCACAATTCCAGTTACCTTCATAATTTCGTTATTGATAATGATTCTATTATCAACTACTAATCCAGAAGAAGTACTGACCGAAACTCTTGTTTCTGTTTTTGTTAGAGGTTCTCTTAATATGGCAGTGTTATCATCATTATAATCTTTGAGTGCTTTTGGTGTTGCGGTATATCTCAACTCTCTCTTGGCAGTCTCTCTATTTGTATCTGCATAATAGTCAACCTGAACCTTACGGATAAGACCATCAGTGGTATCGGCAATAGGACCAAACATATAAGTTTTGGCAGTAAATTGTAAAGTATAAATTAGTGCCCTCCTTGTAGAAAAATCGCCCTCATAATCGTCTTGAAATGATATATTGTCTAGAACAACGCTAATATCTCTTTTTTCTCCAATTGAATCTATAAGATCAACTGTTAAGTTAAATGCTGGTTGAAAAAACGGTAAAATTTGCTCAACAATCTGGAGGGCATCATCATTTAATTTACAGAGAATATTCAGTTCAAATCCAATGTTGTAAGGAACCGGCATAAAAACTTTTTTTAAGTTTGTACCATCAGATGCCTTAAACGTTTGAGTTACACCTGCTTTTCTTGTTGGATCATATTGAATAGAATTCATCTCAAATGACATTCTTGGCAATGATATTTGAGTCGCTTTGTTTAAATTTGGTTGTTGTTCAATTCTTGCTAAAAATTTCTGGATAGGACCATAAGCAAGAGGAACTCTCATATCACTAATTTCACCATCATTAGAATTTCTATGACGAATATGAATATCATTGAAAATTGTTCCAAACGAAACAACAGTTCTTCTTAAAATTTCGTGATAAAAATAAGTTCCTAACATTAGTAATTGCCAAAGGGATTAGATTGTGAGAAATCTAGGAAAGTATCTGCTTCTTCTTCAATTTCATCGTTTTGTTCATATTTATCATATATGTCTCTATGATCATAAGATTTGACAGTGTAGATGGCATATCCGTTAGATGTTGATGCTGCTGATATTGTCGATGAAGTACCAACAACAATCTCACCTGGAATAAATCCACTAACTGTGGTTCCAATTCCAACAAGTGATACTTTAAGAACTTTGGTATCCGAATCCCAAGATTTTACTCTTCCTTCAGTTCCAGAAGTTAATCCTCTTACAACCTCATTATATCCATAGGTCCCTAGACCAGTAATTAGTGGTGGCGAAGAAATAGTAACAACTGGAGAGTCGCCAAGTGTATAACCAATTCCAGCACGTACCATTCTAACTGAAGAGACTTGAGTATCACCATTAACAATAGCAATCGCAGATGCTGTAGATCCTATTCCTGCTGGACCTGAAATAGTTACATTTGGTGATGTAGAATATCCAACACCAGTATCTGATACATTAATTGATATAATTCCATAATCTGTAGTTTGGATAGAGCAAGTTGCTGCTGCTCCAACCCCATTTCCACCACTAATTGTAATTGTTGGTGGTGATGGATATCCAGATCCTGCGTTGGTTAACAGTATACGATCTATGGAATAAATTCCTGCTTTATTTGTGGTAATAGCAACAGCAGTAGCATTAATTCCGCCAGTTGGTGCGGTAGAAATTGAAACAATTGGAGTTCCAGTATATCCGCTTCCATCATTGTTTATGAATATTTCACTAATGAATCTATCACCCAAATTGGCAGTAGCAGTCGCTGTTCTACCTAACCCAATTAGGTTGAGTGTTGTAATAAATCCAGTATCCTGAATTGTGGTATCGATTTCATCAATAGAAGTATCAAGAACTTCATCCTCATATTCAAACAATTCACACTTTAATTCATAGACATAACTTTTACCTAATTGATAAAAAGGTTGTTCGTGTTCTACAAACTTAACTTCAAATAATCTTTGACACAAAGGAAAATATACCAAATCTCCTTCACGAGGTCTGGTTGCTAATTCAATTTCATCATCGGGCATTGCTGCCAAAAATGCAGCAATAAAGTCTTCAAATCTTTCTTTTGATATTGTAATTGTTAATTCATCTCTCAAACTCATTCCAAATTTTGTGAGGATATCACCAGCACCAGAATATCCTTCATAAGTATTAACATATGCTTCAATTAAAAAGTTATCATCAAATCTGGATGATTGTATTTCTTCAATAATGGTCTGCTTTCGTACAAATTTTCTTGGAATATAAGTTACTTCTACTCCATAAATCGTTAGTTGTTCGTTGATAAGATCTTGTACAAGTCTCTGCTCACTGGGAGATCCTTGAAGGAAAAAGGGATTAAGTGCCATTATCCAATAAAATCGTAAGGTGGAAGCTCATATTCAAGAGCCATTACTTGTTTAATACTTTCTAGTTCTCTTTCTGCATCTTCATAGATTTCTCTACCATTAAGTTCAATTCCTCCAGGAAGTTTTACTCCCCTAAACTTAATAAGGTTTTGACCCCATTGTCTCTTAATGAGGGACGTTAAATATTTTTTTAGAAAACTGTCATTATATACATTTGTGTAGGTATTTGGATCTAAAATTCTGTAGCAGTCTAGAACCAAGAAAGTATCTACAGTTTGTGCTCCCCAATCAATATCCAAATACAATCTGTCTTGTCTTTTGTTATATCTAACTTGTTTATCTGTGGTTAATAAAAAGTCAATATCTTCCAGATAAGTTTTTGTCATAGCATACTGTAACAGTTCAACAGAATTGAAATAATAAAGATCATTTAAAAACAACTGATACTTGATACTAAACATTCCACCAGAAATTGAACTGGTATCAAATTTAAAAACCTTTTCAATTCCAATCACAGAGTCTGGAACTTGAATAAAATTAGAGGTCTCATAAAAATTTGAAGTAACCGTTCCATATCCACTGATGTTTGTGGATGTTGATGTTGTAGTTACAATTCCAACACCGTTTGTACCTTTTGCTTTACCTCTATTCAAATCTGCTTGAGATAATTTGTACTTTAGATACATTCTCTCAACACCATCAAAATGACGCTCCTGGAAGTACTGTAGGGCGTCATCTACTAAATCGTCTATTTGGTCATCATCAACGTTAATCTCCAATACAGGGGCACCCAGCCTTCTTAAACAGTAATCAATTAGTTGTTGTCTACTTGCTGGTTTTGCCATTTTATTATTCCTCTGATTGATTGGAAATTAATAGTTCATTATATTTTTCTTCTAACGTAGAATAATCTTGAGTCAATGTTTGAAGTTTTGCTTCCAACAAAATATTTTGATTTGACAGTGACGCTAGTTTTTGATTATAAAGTTTAATCAATACATTCACATCAACTTCACTATTTTGATTTGACATAAATTAGAATGTTCCTCCATCTAGGGTTGAAGTCCAGGTTGGTTTATTTGTATATATGGTTGTTGCGCTAGTTGGAATTATTGACATACTTACACTATTTTTTAATAGGTTATAAGTATTTGTAAAAGTTCCTTCAACTCCAACTAATGTGATCGTTGATGAGTTTGCCGTAGTTTTAACAACACCATATGCTCCACTTGTCTCTTGTAAAATTAAGTCACCTTGCGTAACGGATACAGAACTTCCGAAAGTTAAATTGATTTCAGTAATCGCAGTTAAAATTTGCTTTGATGTTAAAGTTGGGGATGCTGGATTATTTGTAGAAGTTTGTAATCCATCAACATCAAAATATACAATACCATGAGTATTAAAATCACCAGTTTGGTAGTAAATACCTTTAATATCAAGGTAACCTCTTGTTCCTGTGACTACACCATTTGAAACAATGGCAGCATCTGGAATATAAGTCCAAGATCTTGAAGTTGCCGCACTACCAACATTAGTTCCGTCAATATAACCAAAGAATCCAGTTTTGTTATTTGCTGTTCCTACACCAGTATTATAATCAAACGCAATACCTCTATCGGTATTGGTATCAAAGGCGTGTGTAATTGTTAATTGTGTAGTTGTGGTGATTCCCGCTGTTGTGGAACCCTGGATAGTGATGATTTTTGTTGTGGTGTTATAACCAGTAATAGTGGTTAGTCCACTATTTGGTAATGAAGCACTACCTTGAATAGTATCCCCAGTATTGATACCAATTACAGAGTCAAGTGTAATTGTTGAAACACCAGTAAGAACTGGTGCCATCACCGTTCTCTTACTGGTTACGTCACCAAGAACGATAATTGGATCATTGATTGATACAACAGTAGAATTTACGGATGTAGTTGTACCATCAACTTGTAAGTCACCCTTAATAACGACAGTTCCTTCATTACTTAATCCATCTGGATATGGATCAATATACAGAATCCCATTTGATCCCGGAACCGTAGAAATTATATTTTGATTAATTTTTACATCACCGATAGTTACACTTCCAGTGAAAGTTGTAACACCGGCAACAGTCGCATTACCTCCAACGTTGAGGTTTTTCTCAATACCAACACCACCTTCAACTACAAGAGCACCATTATCTTTAGTAGTTGAATCAGTTATATCTCCAATATTAATGGCAACACCATTAGCAAATGCCCAGTCTGCCCCTTCAATCTCAAATCTATTATCAGTAGCTTCGTCGTATCTTAACTTTACGTCTTTATCAGTACCAAAACTTAAATACGTATCGTCAACAATATTAATTTCACCCGTACCATTCGGATCTAATACAATGTCTCCATCAGTATTCTGTGAAGAAAATGTATTTCCATCTAATCTTAAATTATCAACATTCCACTGATCTACTTTTCTTGTGTTATCAAGAATAACAACAATTCCACCATCACTATTGCGAGTGTTTGTAACTCCAGCAACAGTTCCTGGAACGTGGTCCATCATGGACGTGTAATAACGTCCAGCAACAGATACTACATTAGTTCCATCGTCACCAACATAAATTCTGTCTCTATTTTGGTTAGTTCCTGTAGCACTACCAATACCAGTTACATATGCTAATTCACCCCACTGCAAACTTCCAGGTATACTAGTACCAGAGGATCTTTTAATCCTAATAATACTTGCCATTAAAAGCTACCTCCGTTGATGTCCAAATTCTGTGTTGTTCCTGGGGTTAAGTCTAATGTTGCATCCCATTTTTGGGTGGTGGAGTTATAAACAAGAACCATCCCATTTAATACTGCGGGAGGTAAGTTTACATCTGTCAAATCACCTAAAGAAATTTCTTTAGTTCCAGCTAAAGATGATACAACTTTAACTGCGTTTTGCTGACCAACTCTAACTCTAATGTCTGCCATTAGCGAGTTACTCCTTCTCTAACTAGAACAGATCCTTCAACAACTCTAGTTATTACTCCAGAATTATCTGTTATCAAAACATCATAAACATAACGACCTGGTTTAAGGGAGGCAGTTGTAGTAGTTCCCAGTCCAACTTTAATTGTTCCTGCGGAAGGATTTAAAATTGATGCAGTAAATGAAGTATATGCTGAACTACCAGCATGTTTTCTCATTTGAGCAGATACTGTGTATCCACCCAAATTTAATGAGGAACTAGAATCACTATTTTCTAATGAAAATGTTTGAGTAAATGTAGTACCAGTGTTTACGACTAGATTACTTACATAAACGGCTGCCATTTATAAAAACTTCAGGATCTAAAATATATTTATACTTGACCAAATCCAAGATTACCAAGACTATGAATTACCTCTTGTTGCTTCATATAAAGCTTGATAGAGGTCTTAAGCATTAGTCTAAGTTGATTGATATCGTTACAATCATCAATTTCTCTAGATTGCATTTCATATTCAAATAATTTATTGATATCGTCAAGTTTTATTTCATTTGGATCCATTGATAATCTCCTTCAGTAAAGATTTAATTTCTTCAATATCTGTTTTAATTTGGTCAATTTCTTCCTTTTGCTTTTGCTTTTCAGATTTCATTTTAATATATTGAGAATATCCCAATGTATCATAATTAACAATAGCACCAGATTTTTCATCTCTATAGAGATTTTTATGACCTTCGACGGGAATCATGCTAAAGCAATTACTCTTAAATCTTTAAATCTTGGAGCATATGCTTCATTAGTTCCAGAACATACAATCTTAATAGCAAATCCAGTAAATTTGTCAAGATTATCAGCACTAAATTGATACTCTAGGAATTGATTATCCCTACTTGATGGAACAAAAGCATCTGCTCTACCACTATTGAGAGTTGAATCAATAATTGTCTCACCAAAACCATCACCATTCAAATCCTTAAGATTATCATATCCTGGGAATAATTCATACGCTTGCTCAACTTCACTAGAGTCTGGTCTAAAGAGTCTATACAGAACTCTAAAGTCTGCTGAAGAATGTCTATAAGCAGAAACAAGAACTTTTAATGATGTTGCTGGTTGCTTAAGATCGACTCTATTTGAAATGTAAACTGCCGAATGTGGATCTCCAGAAATTAACTTAACTCTAGAATCAGTTACATAGTTTGTGATTGGTGAATTTATTCTATTTCTTTCAAGAATAAGAACGCCATTTTGAGTATCCAAAACTGGAGATAGATTAGGATCTTGTGAACTGAATTGAACTGCTAAAGTGGTAGATCTATTTTTTGGTAGATCTGTTAATCTATTTGTCTCATTTATTTCAGAACAGACAAGTCTTGTAGAAGAAAGTCTATTAATTTGATTTAATTCGACTGGTTCATATCCCTGTTCAATGAAGGAAATTTCAGATCCACCAGCACTAGTTCCAGATACGGATCTTAATTGTGCGTTTATGAAGGTAGTATCACCAGGAGTGATTACATTAAATTGTGGAATAATCGCATTATATTGGAAGTTTTGAGAGGCAAATACATTTGTTCCACCAAGTGATCTCTCATCAGTGAAGCTTAATTGAGTATCGCCTGCAGGTCTGTTTGATCGATCAATTTGTAAATAGTACTTATCAATATTTTTGGATGCCTTCAATGCAGAATCTGTTGGCATATCATGTGTAGTATTAATTTTTGTCAGAGATATACCATTGAGTTCATACTTATAGCAAAGATCATTAACATTATGTGTTCTAACAGAAGAACTGTCTATTCCTCTGGTTCCAATTCCAAGTGTTCCTGAACCAATACTATTATAGTAAATAATTTCATTATTAATCTTGACATATCCAGTTGATGTTGAAATGCCTTCAAAAGTTGCAA